ATGGCAACATTTACAAAAAGAAATAATTCATGGCGTGCAATTGTCCGCAAAAAAAACATCACAAAATCAAAATCATTTCGAACAAAAGCCCAAGCGGTAGCATGGGCAAATAAAATAGAATTAGAAATAGCGAACAACTTATACCGAGATGTAGCAGACATACCATTCCAACAAGTCATCGAAAGATACTTAAAAGAAGTAACTCCAAACAAACGAGGAGCCAAAAAAGAAACACAATTTCTATATCGTTTTCTAGCCTTACCAATTAGCCAAATATCACTTAAAGATCTGAGAGAAGAAGATTTCCAGTCTTGGCGAGATGAACGCCTAAAAACAGTATCATCAGCAACAGTTTTAAGAGAGTGGTCAGTCATCGGCAATATATTAAATGTGGCTATAATAGAATGGAAACTACTAAAAATAAACCCACTAAAAGCAGTCAAAAAACCAGCTGCACCAAAACCAAGAACAAGACGATATAGCCAACAAGAAATAGATGCGCTTGTTTATACATCGGGTTTTGACTGGAACGCCCCCCCAACGACAGCAACAGCAAGAGTAGGTGCAGCCATATTATTCGCCATAGAAACCGCAATGCGCGCGGGCGAGATTGTGGGGCTAACATGGGAACATATCCATTTAAACGACAAAATAGCCCACCTCCCCAAAACAAAGAATGGCTGGCCAAGAGATGTCCCCTTATCAACAACAGCAATAGAAATATTAAAACGGCTAAAACAAATATCAAATGGCGACAGCGTATTTCAATTATCTACCTCTATACTAGATGCCTTATTCAGAAAGTTAAAAAAGAGAATGATGCTAGAAGATTTACATTTTCATGACACAAGAAGGGAAGCATTGACAAGATTAGCCGAAAAAGTCGATGTAATGACATTAGCAAAAATATCTGGGCATAGAGATTTAACAATCCTACAAAACACCTACTACGCCCCAGACATGAAAAAAGTAGCGCTCTTACTGGATTAATGCTTTGCTCGCTGACGTTTACGCGCAAAAGCAATCACATCACCAGCAATCCAACGATTAGCAGAACGCCCCCCCGTGCGACATTGTAATTTTACCGCATCGGGAAAATCAGGATCAGAAATAATAGAACGCTGTGTATGTGCATAGCTCATTTGAAAATAGTCGGCAATATCTTGCGCAGTCCAGATAGCTTGACTATTTTCAACATAGCTTGCGGCTTTTAACAATTCACGCACCGCTTGCAATTCTTTTAACACCTCTTCATTTGTAATATCTGTCATAATTTTTCCTTACCTAATCCCCTAATAATTCGCTCTTGCTTTTGCATATCTGACACAGCGATACGAATTAATCGACTACTTTCTTGATTGTCATTTTCAATTAATTTATCCTTTGCTATCTCAAGTAAATCAATTGTCGCCACAATATCATCAAGTACAGCCTGCTTTATTTGATACGCAGAAGGAAGATAACCTAAAAAACTCATTCAATCTCCTCAATCTTAACAACATTATCAATCTCTCCTTTTGGTATTGGCGCAAGGCTTACCCAATCCTCCATACTCCAATCATAGATCCATACAGAACCATCATTACAAAGTGCGGTAATCTCTTCTCCGCCAGTGATTTGAATTATTTTTCGCTCGTGAACATTCATATATTTCCCCTTAACCTTTAATACCTAAACAATCCCCTCAACTTCGCTAAATAACTCGGCTCATTGTCGTCATTTAGGCGCAGTGGGGTTGAGTGTTCGGTAATAAACACATCATCATTAATCACTTTTATCGATTGTTTATCGTTCAATCTTACTATTCTGCCTTTCAATAAATGATTTATCACATGATCATTTAAAGGCTTGCTGATTGGTCTGACTGCTTCTTTTATTTTTTTGATGATTTCCTCCCTTTTTTCTAGGTTTTCAAGGTTACAGTTACTGACACAAGTCCAAGGGCGCACGCTGTGCGCATTGTTTGTGTCGCTACGCTCCAATTCTTTGTTGTGTCGATTTGGATCCCCTTTCTTAATGACCCACTTTTTAAGACGCGTTTTAATAAAATCGCCTAAACTAAATTTATTCGTCACGCCATTTATTTTTTTATGGCTTTCTTGGTATTGATTGACCTCGCTATCTTCATAGTGCAAACACAAAGGCACTTCTTTGCGCAATGCCAAAGGACCCCCGAGACGTTTCATAAATGCGGCATAGTCGCCAAGGTCAGCACAAATTCTTGCCTCCTCAACGAGTTCATCATCAGCTTGTCCATAAACAAGGCGACGTAACTCACGCCAAACGCCCACATATTTATCGCCATAAAACTGAAACTGACGAATGCCCCAAAGTCTTGCCCATGCTTGCGCTTTTTTCGCGTTATCTTTTAGATCCATGTTGGCATCTTCGTCCGAGCGTTCGCCATCTAAAGCAAAACCATTAATATTTTTTGAAATATATTTAGCGATATAACCTGTTGGCGTGCCTTTTGCTTTGTCGCAATCTTCGATTTTACAACGGTGTTCTTGTGCGCCTTGCTCATCGCCTTCAAGCTCCAAGGCTTTTTCACGGAATAATCTTGCCACTTCATCACGGTGCGATTTATGGATATAAACTAATAAATGCCAGTGCGGTGTTGCGTCATGATGCGGCTCCGCTACTCGCATGCCATAAAAAGCAATTTTGCGTTTTTTTAACAAGGCTCTAAATTGTCCCCAAACTTTATTTAAATAGGCTTGTGTTTGTTTCGGGCTTGCGCCTTGCCATTTCTTGTTTTGTGTACCGTCATTGTGCGTCGCATGAAATTTTGAAGGTGCGGTTAAGGTCAAAAATAAAGCATGATGCTCGGCGTCTTCCGCCCATTCCTCTAACCCTCTCAAACGGGTCATTAGCTCGATACGACGTTGAGCAGGATTAGCGGAGGATTTCAAATACATATCAAACAGTTCTGCTTGTTCTGTTGGATCGTCAATATTTTCAATAATCATCTGTTTTAAAAAATCATAATTTTTCTTGAGATCGGATAAATAACTGGCAAAACCACTACGAGAAATATAATTACTTCTACGCTTACAAACCTCACCACAACCAATGGCAATATGCTCAACCATTTGCTTTTGCACCTTGCGCATACGTTTTAACCAATATTTTTCACAAGCGATTTTATGAAAAACCGTATCAATATAATCTAAGCGGACTTTTTGCCCTTTCTTGTGCTTATTCCAGTGCGCAACAGGAAAACCGATGCTTTCGCACGCCTCACCACAGATTTGATAAATCTTGCGCATGTGTTCATTAAACTCATCATCAGTTAGCGCCGTTTGCCCTTTCTCCACTAAATCCAACATATAACTACGCTGAACTTCTGCGAACATGCTTGCCAACTTATAAGCAATTTCCTTGAGCTTTGTTTCGCTCAATAAATAAAAAGGCATTTTGGCGCGTTGGCGTTCTTCACGGCTATAACACTCAAAATTCTTGCGTAAGGTTAAAATCTCATATTGCTCACTTAATAAACGGCTTTCATAATCCTCAATAGCTTTTTCTTCCTCGACTAAGTCTGCGGGCGTTTCCGTTCTGGCTATATCAAACTTTAAATCCGCTAACCATTTCGGATCACGTTCATCAAAAGCCAATAACCAAGCCATGTTGCAACGATACTGTGCAAACACAAGGCGGAGTCGAGCGCCCAAGGTTTCACGTAGCCAAGTATTTGCATGTCGGCGCTGTTTATTACCAAAGGCAAAAGCAATGGAACCGTCATCCGCCACAGAACGATATTCACGCAAATACAAATTGCGAAAATGTTCTTGCAACTGCTTACGAGGTAATTTAGCTAATAATTTTTCAATAAACTCATAGCTGTCTGGAACCGTTTTAAATAGTTCCAGCTGTGCGGCTGTGCCTGTTTTTTCTTGTTGGTAGGTTACGTAGGGAGAGCGCTGAAAAAAAGGTTCTTTTGGACGCTCATGAGGACACGAGCGCCAGCGATTATTTGCAGAAACGTCAACAAATGACATAAGAACCCCAGCCTAAGAAAAGATAAAATTATTGTGGAGCCTCTCCCATAATTTGTGTAAATACCTGTTTCTGGAGATAATACATCTAGACACAAGTATTTTATTATGAACGAAAAACAACTCCACGCCTTGGCAGCGGAATTTGCCAAAACCCTAAAAACCCCAGAAGACCTTAATCAGTTTTCACGAATGCTCAAAAAAATCACGGTAGAAGCGGCGTTAAATGGTGAGCTGACAGACCACCTTGGCTATGAAAAGCATCAGCCCAGAAAAGGCAAAAATGCACGTAATGGCTACACATCCAAGACTATCATCTGTGATGAAGGTGAGATAGAAATTGACACCCCTCGTGACCGCGATGGCAGCTTTGAGCCACAACTTATCAAGAAAAATCAAACCCGCATTACTGGGATGGATGAACAGATTATTGCCTTATATGCCAAGGGCTTAAGCAATCAAGAAATCGTTGAAATGTTCAAAGAACTCTATGATGCGGATGTGTCAACAAGCCTGATTTCTCGTGTGACAGATTCGGTGAAAGAACGCGTAATAGCATGGCAAAGTCGTGCACTTGATGCAATTTACCCGATTGTTTACTTGGATTGTATCGTGGTGAAAGTGCGTCAAGATGGACGAATTATCAACAAATCCGTGTTTGTAGCATTAGGTGTCAATCTGGAAGGGCATAAAGAGCTCTTAGGGCTTTGGATTGCGGAGAATGAAGGGGCGAAGTTCTGGGCTAATGTGCTCACTGAATTACAAAATCGTGGCTTGAAAGATATTTTTATTGCTTGCGTAGATGGTTTAAAAGGCTTTCCAGAAGCTATCAATGCGGTTTATCCGCAAACAAAGATTCAGCTTTGCATTGTGCATTTAGTGCGTAACAGTTTGAAATATGTCTCGTGGAAAGATTACAAAGCGGTGACGGCAGATTTAAAGGGAGTTTATCAAGCGCCAACGGAGGCTCAAGCACGCGAAAATCTGACCGCACTTTCGCAAAAATGGCAGGCAAAATACCCGCTTGTAGCGAAATGTTGGGAGGATAACTGGGCAAATATTGCGACCTTTTTTGATTATCCCAACGATATCCGCAAAGCGATATACGACGAATGCAGTGGAATCGCTTAATAGTGTGATTCGTCGTGTAATTAAAAAACGCAATGTGTTTCCAACGGATGATTCGGTGTTCAAAGTAATTTGGCTTGCGATGAAAGATGCCTCAAAAAAATGGACAATGCCGATTCAAAACTGGAAACTGGCGATGAATCGATTTATGATTGATTTTGGTGCTCGCTTAGACGAGCACCGTTAAGTTGAAATGGGTGTTTACACAGAATTTGGGATGGGGTCATTTCTGAGCTATTGGCAAAATATCTTGGGCATTTGCCAGATTTAGATAGTTTGCCGCAGGTTGAAGATGAGCCAATAGCTTTTGCTCATTCAGTAAGCCGTGTTTTTGCGCAACTTGAAAAAGTTCAGACATGGGTTTCTGGTAAAGACGAATATTTGAATTCTCTAGTAACGCAAGACAAAAAGCCAAAAGAGCAAGCCTTGTGGGATTTACCGCCCGTTCCGCTTTCGCTTGTAGAGCTTTCTCAACTTCTTCAGCAAGTAAATGCGCCTGCGCTGGGTGGTATTGGTCAATCATATCTTCCTTCCTTATTAATTGGTGTCGCTAATCTTTTAGGTAACTTGTTGCATAGCGCTATGTATCTTATTGCGTTACATAGCAGAGCAACAAATCAGACTGTGCAAGCTATGCCAACGGAGATAGAAATCTGGCAAGGCTTACAAGAATTAATTATGCGCTTTAATCCACCTTTAGAAAAGGCACTTACAACAGGCAAAAACGAGGGATAGAAATGATTAAACAATATTCAGATATGGGCGATTTTCCTTATGTTATGGAGCAATCCCCAGTCGCTTTAAGCCTTGATAATGTTGGAGCTTATACGCCTTTGGCAATCGACATAAATCAACAAGAGGAATTTCAGACTGATATGGGCTATTTCTTGTTGCTTGACGATACAACAGAGAAAGTTCAACAACTTGTGCGTATTGTTGCTGATCCAGTAGGTAATGAAAGTGCTTGCGCAAAAAGCCCTCTATCTCACGTTGCCATTGCGGATTTAGGGTTATCAAGGATTGATATAGCTGAACAGTTGCTTTTTTTGCGTCAAGCATGGGATCGGCATTATCCAGAAGACTTAAAACAATGCTCTGAGTTAGCGCAAGCAATGGCTGGTTTGCATGTGTCTTTTGCGCAACTTCAAACAGAGTTGCAAGCGGTGCTTGATCGTCTTGCAACGGATAATGATACAAAAAATAAGACAGCGCATTTTCTGTTTTCATCTGTTTATGCTCCTTTGTTGTTTATATGGGATGTGGATTTAGTCAATCAGTTGTTGTTACAAGCGATTTTGTTAAAGCGTGGCGCAACATCAGACGAGAAATATCGGGAAATTGTGAGCACGGTCGAAGATAAAGTCAATGAATTAATTCAAGTGAGTACTAGCGCATAAAGTTGAAATAAGAGGATAGAAAAATGATTAAACAAAAAAATAGCCAAAAAGTCACCGCACTTAATAAAAAACGTATCAATCTTTTTAAGTTAGAACAGCGTGTAACCGTTCTGGAAAATCAAATGCGCATACAAGGAAGAATAAACCGCTATCAAAGCGAACATAACAAACTTGATGAAATCACAAAAGAAGAAATTTTTGAACGTTTAAACGAATTAGAGCGCATTGCTTTACCGCAACAAAAACAAGGCTGTGTGCGTCGTTTATTAGCGAAGTTCTGGGATATGTTGGGGCGTTAGGGCATAAAGCAACAGGAGGGGAATATGGGCGGTCATTTTGATGCAGAAAGTATGATACCTGAACGCTTACCTAATCATGACGAAGTGTGCAAAGAGGGGTTCGCTTTAGTGTGGCATGTCTTAGATAAAAGCGGTAATCCTGTAGAGCGTGCTTTTGATAGTTTGGAAAGAGAATATAAAGAAATTGTACTGGCACTGGCTGATGTAGAGAGTAGTGATTTAGTTAACCCTGTAAGTAATCAACAATCAAAACTAAAACATTACACCCAAATAGGCAGACGCAAAATCGCAATAGCGATGTTTAAAATTCGCATGATTAGTAAGGCATTCCCCGCGCAGATGACAATTAAAGATTTTATCAATATTGACGAAACAATGAGTTAAGGATTGAACATGGTTGAGCATATTTTTGAATTATCTAACCGTTATCATTTAAAGCTAAGTAATAGCGGTTATGTATTGTATCAATTGGCACTAAATGAAAAAGGCGTTTGGAAAAGAGGCAAGGGGTTAACCTGTAAAACCTTTGATGCCGTGGTTGAGATGTTGATTTTGTGTGAGTTGTGCGATGAGGACAAAACACATTGGCAGATTGTCGTGATGTCTTAAAAGCCATTCGTGCGGAACTAAGCGAGCTAAAAGCGCATATTCCAATAAGGAGCCTCTCCCACAATTTGTGTAAATACCTTTTTCTGAGATAATACATCTAGACACAGGTATTTTATTATGAACGAAAAACAACTCCACGCCTTGGCAGCGGAATTTGCCAAAACCCTAAAAACCCCAGAAGACCTTAATCAGTTTTCACGAATGCTCAAAAAAATCACGGTAGAAGCGGCGTTAAATGGTGAGCTGACCGACCACCTTGGCTATGAAAAGCATCAGCCCAGAAAAGGCAAAAATGCACGTAATGGCTACACATCCAAGACTATCATCTGTGATGAAGGTGAGATAGAAATTGACACCCCTCGTGACCGCGATGGCAGCTTTGAGCCACAACTTATCAAGAAGAATCAAACCCGCATTACCGGGATGGATGAACAGATTATTGCCTTATATGCCAAGGGCTTAAGCAATCAAGAAATCGTTGAAATGTTCAAAGAACTCTATGATGCGGATGTGTCAACAAGCCTGATTTCTCGTGTGACAGATTCGGTGAAAGAGCGCGTCATGACATGGCAACATCGTGCACTTGATGCGATTTACCCGATTGTTTACTTGGATTGTATCGTGGTGAAAGTCCGTCAAGATGGACGAATTATCAACAAATCCGTGTTTGTGACATTAGGTGTCAATATGGAAGGGCATAAAGAGCTCTTAGGGCTTTGGATTGCGGAAAATGAAGGGGCGAAGTTCTGGGCTAATGTGCTCACTGAATTACAAAATCGTGGCTTGAAAGATATTTTTATTGCTTGCGTAGATGGCTTAAAAGGTTTCCCAGAAGCCATCAATGCGGTTTATCCGCAAACAAAGATTCAGCTTTGCATTGTGCATTTAGTGCGTAACAGTTTGAAATATGTCTCGTGGAAAGATTACAAAGCGGTGACAGCAGATTTAAAGGGAGTTTATCAAGCGCCAACGGAGGCTCAAGCACGCGAAAATCTGACCGCACTTTCGCAAAAATGGCAGGCAAAATACCCGCTTGTAGCGAAATGTTGGGAGGATAACTGGGCAAATATTGCGACCTTTTTTGATTATCCCAACGATATCCGCAAAGCGATATATACGACGAATGCAGTGGAATCGCTTAATAGTGTGATTCGTCGTGTAATTAAAAAACGCAATGTGTTTCCAACGGATGATTCCGTATTCAAAGTAATTTGGCTTGCGATGAAAGATGCCTCAAAAAAATGGACAATGCCGATTCAAAACTGGAAACTGGCGATGAATCGATTTATGATTGATTTTGGTGCTCGCCTAGACGAGCACCGTTAAGTTGAAATGGGTGTTTACACAGAATTTGGGATGGGGTCACAATAAGGGGGTAATTATGCAAAAATCATTATTCGCAACCTACTCTTTATTTAGTAAATGGTTCTTTACTACGCTACTTTTAATATCGTGCAGTGCATTATTCACTGATATCATTATTGCGATTTCACCAAACAAACTTATAAAATATTCGCTGTTTTTTCTAAATTCTTGTATGGTGTTTTATTCATTATATAAATTGATAAAACTACATCTTAGGGTATATCACCTAATCAAATATCTTCATAACAAGTCCGCCTAGTGCGGATTTTTTATTCTGTGTCACTTTCCAACTTCAACTCACACTCAACCGCCGTCGTAAATCCACTTGCCGTTAGGCTATGTGTGACTTTGCTAATTATCCAGTCGCTACTATCAATCTGATCTTTAAACCCGATTAGTCTTACTCGCAATTCTGGCATAAGTTCCGCATTGCCATGGGCTAAATTTAAAGAAAAGGTTGCCACGCCTCTTTTCATGCGGTCAAAAGCCGCTTTAGCTGCATTGAGTGCATAAGCCTCTGTTTTATAGGTATGGCGTAAGGTTTTCATTTTATTACTGTCGCTTTCTACTGGTGCAGTTTGTACAATATTGTTGTATTTTTTCTTTGTTTGCTGTTGTCCTGTCACTGTACCGTCTTTTTTCTCTTTTCTTTTTGTCGTCCTTGTGCGGCGTTCAATTTTCGTATTTTCATCAACAATCACTTCGCCTTTTTTACCTGTGTCCATATTATGCCAATAGGCACGCACTGCCGTATAATTATCGTTTTCTGTTAGCGAGAAATTAAAACTATCGCCTAACTGTCTTGTTATCTCCATTATCGGCAAGGCTTTACCGCTCACACTCAGTCCCAATCCCACGGGCATAAATAGCAATTTTCCGTTTTTGACCGTTGCAATAGCATCATGATTTTCTGCCAAGCGAGTTAATAAATTAATATCGCTTTCATTGGTTTGGTCTAAGTGCGGTATGATTTTCTCTTTGAAAAAATCCGCACAAGCGGGTTCAAGGGCATTTTCTTGGGCAATTTGAGAGATAAGTTTCTCAAAGGTAATATTGTCAAAAGAACGTTCTTTTTTATCGCTTAGTGACCCTCGTAGATCAGCACTTCTTGCACGAATGGTAAGGCTATCTGGACTGCCGCTATATTGTAGTTCGTCCACGGTAAATTTACCTTTAGGAATTAATTGTTCCCCTTGCCAACCAATTGCGACTTCAAGTTGAGCCCCACGACGAGGGAAAACTAATTGCCCGTCATGGTCACTGAGTTGAATATCAATTTCGTCCGCCTCAAACCCTCGATTATCACTCATATTCATGGAGATTAGGCGATGGCTAATCAACGTGGTAATTTCTTTTTGGCTTTTATCTTGATTAATCACGCTTAAACGATAAGCGGGAATACGATGATTTGTGGCTAAAGTGCGGTCTAAAAATTCGGAATAGTGCATAATTAAATAAAACTCTTTAAGTTATCGCCAATATCTTTTAATAAACTTTCGTCTGTGCGTTTTAATTTCATGGAAAAGTCAATGCGTCTTGCGGCACCGTCGGCAAAGAAATAAGACTTGCTCACACTAATTTCTTCAATTACAAACCAGCCTAAAATCAAAAAATTACTACCGTCAATTAAAGGCAAAGGTTCGCCTTGTTCTGCCAAGGTTTCAAGAGCGGCGATGCTTAAATTAGCGCCCGTAATTTCTGGCATAAGCACACCATTAATGGTCATTGTTTCGCTCTCTTTGCCAGTAAATTGCGTTTTCGGTAATGCGCCTATTACAGCGTTTGTCGGTTGTCGCCATGTGACTGTGCGTTGAGTATCTTGATAAGGTACGGTTGAGCGCATAAAAATAAAAAATCCATACGCCATCATTGCTGCAGACTGGAACATTTTTTTTCCTGTTATTGATTGGCTAATAAAAAGCGGTGAAAATTATAAAAATTTCACCGCACTTTTTAATCATCAGATTGACTTCTTTCTCTTGCTTTTTCACGCCATAACATCAATTCCGCTAAATCCATTTCATCAAACACCGAGGGCGCCCAATGAAAAATAGTGGCAATATCTGCAATAGCATCTTCGACACAATGAGGAATAACTAGGCTTGTAGTTCCGCTGTCATATCCTCGGCGGTTTCTTCGTTCGTTTCCGTTTTCACGAAAAAACCGATAGTCTCCGAGCAAAGTGCAGTAAAATCAATTGGATCAAGATTTAAAATTTCCACTTTGCCTAAAGAAGGCTGAGTAATGCGTGGTAATAATTGACAATAAGCATCAACATCCATTTGCATCACATCAAACATTTTTAGCCCTTTTAACGCATTGACATTCGGTTTAATTAAGCGAATTTCATTAATTTCTGTTTCGCCACGTTTTAATGGCTGAATTAAAGTAACAGTTTTATTTTTCATGTTTTTTCCCTATGACTAAATATTACAAACCAATTGCACGACGGTGTTCTTTTAAGCGATCTACACCATTTACAACAAAGACATGATTTAATAAATCAATTTCGATCAGGGTTTTACCGTTCACGATTTCTTTGTAGTAAGTTAATGATGCTTTGTAGGTTTCTTCCGTATCATCACCAACTTTTGCATTACCCGGGTCAATTTCGGTATAGCGCCCACGCATAACCAATTCCACTGCGTTCACTTCGCCAGTATCATCACGCTCATAAGACTGTGATAAACGCAAGAGTACACCGCTAATTTCGGCAGAACCAAATAAGGCTCGCATATCTGCCATGTGACCGCCAAATTTTAATTCTGCTTCTAATTTTTCTAAGCCTAAATTAATATCCAC